CATTAATACTTAGTGAAAAATATCTTATAACTTAGATTTATTGGCTTCTCGCGAGATTTTCTTCCATACTTTGTGCCTACACACTTTGGAAAATAATTCTGGTTTTCTTTGATTTCTGTCAATAATCATACCATGGTAGTAAAATACCTTGTGTTGTAGATATTGAGGTTTGTGGCTGATATAGTGTTCTAACACATCAGCATACTTGCCTGATGCTTTGAATTCTTCTAAATGATATTTGACTTGATAGTTAAAATAGTTATTGGCACTTATGCCAAACAGTTTGTGTTCTACTTTTTTGATTAGTTTTTGTGCTTCTGTGTCTGTCATCTAAGTATTTATAGGACAATGTATGCCCTAGTACTAGATCGTTGCTTACAGACGGCGTGTGTGCGTTGTATGTAGTGTTACATTGCGTTGCTTACGACACTACCTATGATTGTTAGTAGTGTGGTAAGAACCATACCAAGAATCCAAAAGATTCTGTTATCGAGCCTGTCTAGGCGATCTTGGAAAAACTTTCTGTTTTCTTTAATATTGTGTTCTAACCTGTGTATACAATCATGTATGTGGGTCAGTGACTCGTTTTTGATCTGCTCAGTCTCTTGATGTAATCTGATAACGTCTTCCTTTAGATCTTGGTTGGTTATTCTTTTAGCCATGTTACATTCCTAACATGTCTTTGATTTTTTGCCATATACTTTTACAGCATTGTTTAATTTTGTTCCACATAACCTATGTTTTCCCTTATTGTTTCTAGTTTTACCTTGTCTTGTTGTATAATACAAGGATATTGCGTAGAATCACCACCTTCATCTGGATGACTCCACAAAAATTCGCTATGTGTGTGCCTGTTGTTCATTTTGTCTGCTAACTTGTCCAATTCATTTGCTGTCATGTCTTTGTATACATAAACAAATGCTTCAAACTTTGTAGCAGGGAATAGTACTGCTATAGTATTCAAACACTTTTGTGAGTTTTCCCATACAAGTATTTTATCCATTAACTTGCTACTCCAAGGACATACTTTCTTTATACTAGCAAAGTAAGTACGCCATTCAGAATCACTACTTGCGACCTTTGCCGCCACGTTGATTCTTTTTCTTTTTCTTCTTTTTACCGCCTCTCATCGATGCCATGTTTATCTCCTTCATTTTTGTAATCTCTTTATTTGACCATTAGCCCAACTTAGTGCTCTGGGACCACCCCAAAGCAAGTAGGCTCCAATTGCTTTTGAATTCTCTGCTGTAAGTCCTTTGTCTCTTGCTGTTCTGTAGTTTTCTCTTGCCCTTATCAAATAACTACGCATTCTAACCAGTGTTCTTAAACTGAGGTTATCACCGTTTGCTATTTGATTTGCTCTTGCTAGTCCAACACGAGTACCGTATTGCCTACTAGGAGGCAAGTCTTTTCTTATGTCTAGACCTTTTCTTGCGGCTTTTCTCATGTAATCTGGTGCTACAGGCATAAGTTCTTACAAGTTATGATTTGCTATATAGTCATCAGCACTTGCTTTGTCTGTGACTATACCTTGTTCTACTAGTAGTTCTGCTCTGTAATAATCATAATTTTGGTCTACTAGATATTGTATTAATTCTTGTTCTGTCATCATCTACTCCTATGCGTATGCTTTAGTTAGTTCTGCGAAATAATTAGTACCATCATAGAATATATCTATAACATCTATGCTACCACCTGCTGTACTTAGTGTTTTGTCACCACCTTTGAACTTCATACTACTTGTTAGTGCGTGTGATCCTGTACCATCTTGCGTTATTACAACTGTAAATCTACTTCCTGCTACAGCATTTGCTATAGTGTTTATAGTAATACCGCCTGTTGCTGTTAAACTGTAAATATCACCATTTGCTATATTTAATGATGAACTTACATCACCACTTTGATTGCCTAGTGCTATTGGGGTACCTGTAAATGATTTACTTTTAACTGTACCAGTGGTTGTAATACCTGTACTGCTGATGTTTGCCCATTCTGTTGTGCCTTTTATATTATTATAACCTTGTACAATGTTACCACCTGCGTAAGCATTTGCTGACTGATAGAAACTGACTTTGTTAGTTCCTAATACACTGGTTTCACCATTATTACTTGCCATGAACAAGTGTGCTTCATTGTTGTCAGGGCCTAAACTCATTTTGCCTTGTGGCGTACTTACAAAGTACATATCTGTACCTGTATTTGCTGTCCATGTTTCACTTGCTACAGCAAACATACCTGCTGGTAATAAACTTCTTGTTCTTGGTGATACTGTTTGTTCTGAAGTACCAAAGAAACCATATACACCTATACCCTGATGTTGTATAGGTCTATGCGTAGACTCATTTGTACTAACATTACTGTTTGCTGATGCTAATAACATTCTAGCACCACCTGTACTTAATTCTTGATAGTTTCCACTGTTGGCACTATCTTGAATAGTTTTATCTGTAAACTGTTTAAATCTCAAGCCTGTAGTAATTGGTGGATCAAGTGCTGTTCCTGTGTCAGCAGATAAATCTGTTACACCATCCCAAACTGCGTTGATACCAAATGAAGGATAGTAAATATGTCCTGCCATTGTGTCATCATATCTAGCATTGTTACCAATTAATAAAATGTTACTAATTGTAGGTGAACCTAATTGTGTTGAAAGTTGTGTTGTTTTAGTACTTCTAAACGATGAACTTGTTGGGAATCCTGTGCCTACTGTGATATTTGCTGAAGTTATACCTGCGATATTTGCCAAACTACCAAGTGTGTAATCACTGAAGTTTTCAATGTTACCACTGTCACTTACTATGTGTGCGTTTTTATCTGCTGGCATGAATGACGCAATATTACCTGTTTGACCAAGAGCCGTATTGGTTTCCAAACTAGCACCAAATGTTATTTGATCGCCATCGCTGTTTCTCAAAGCATGAAATAAACCTGTATCTACTGTCCAAGTACCTGAGTCTTGCCAAACAAAATCAATTGGTGAAGGTTCACTCATTATGATGTTTGCTTCACCTAATCCAAAGTTTTGGTTACTTGGATTACTGTTAGCCAATGCTACGGTGAATGCTTTATCACTTAATGGATATGTAAAACTTTGATACTCATCAGCACCTGTGCCTGCTCTCATTAACACCATACCATTTGCGTATGTTGGTTCAATGTTACCACTTAATCCACCGCCACCTAAGTATTTTGTGCTTAATATACTTTTTATGTGTACAACATTAGAACCTGCTGTAAAATATACACCAGCATCTGCTTGGTTGCCTGTGTTGAGTATAACCATACCAGATAATTTACCATTATCGCCACTGGTGTTTTCATAAAAGGCATTAGCACCTCTATAACTTCTTGTTGATTTAAGTGCTCTGCCTTTAGGTATAAAAGTAACACCTTCTGTTTCATTGTTATCAATGAATGTGTTTATTTTGGTATTGCTTTTACCTTTTAACAGTAAATCATTACTTGCTTCACTGCTAATACTGTTTACATCTGTAAGTGTATTTCCTACTTGAATATCTGTTAATTCACTACCATTACCTTTGATGTAATTACCACTAATGTTTGCTGTGGTTGTAATATTACTGTCACTTTCTAAAGGTGCTGTATTTAAATTTAATCTTTGCTCAATGTCAACATTACCAGCATGATTTACACTTAAAGCAGTTGTAGCCGTATTACCAAATATTTTAAAGGTATTGCTAGTGACATTTGCGTTATTTTCGTCAGCACCGTCTAGATAAAAAGCAATGTCACCTAATGGAGATATTTTCATACGTTTAGCACTATTACCAGTACCTGCCGCACCGTTTACGTCTGTAATTCCTTTAACTTCAAATCCATCAGTTATTGGACTACCATTATGTAACGATTTAGTATATAATTCTACACCTCTTGCTTCATTACCTCCTATAGGACCATTAATTAACATGTCAACGTTGGCGTCATAAGCATAAAAAATGTTATTATACAAATACTCTCTTATAAACACTTGACTTGGAGCAGAATTGGCAGTAGCATTGCTTCTACCAATATCTCCAGCAAGATTTTGTAAACTTCCTGTGTAATTTGATATGGCACTATTTGCTCTTGCCGTTGTGTGGTATAAATTGGTGTTTTCAGGTACAATACTGGTATCTAATGTTGCTGTAGTACTTTGATTACTGCCATTACCTATGAAAATGTTACCATTATTCAAGTTAGGTGTAGCATTTGTACGACCAGCACCTGTAACAGTGATTTTACCACCAGCACTACCACCTTTTATAACCTTACCAATTTTTTGTATGAGACTGCTCTCACCTGCTGGTGCTGTATTTTGTAGTGCTCCTGCTGTTGTGCTTACAAATAAACTGTCTCCTGTAGCAAATCCTGTAGTATTGAAACTGGTTATTTCGCCATATATTACAACATTACCTGTTGAACTACTGCTAATTGCTTCATTGGCAATACCAAATACAGGCATTTTTGCGGCATCATCAGCATCTGCTTTTGATACTTCTGGATTGTCACCAGTGCCACCACTTATGAATACAGCATCGCCTTTTGCTAATGTTTCTGCGGCTATACACAATCTTACTATGTTTTGCGATGTTTCAACTGGAACATTTGTTAATTGGCTACCATCACCTATGAAAGATGCGGCGGATATGTTTGCTGTTGTTGTAACATTACCTGTTAAATTTGTTAAAGCACCAGAATAATTGCCTATGGCAGTATTTGCTCTATCTGTTGTAAAATATAAATTAGTACCTTCTGCTAAACTGCTTGTGCTACTAGTTGCTAACCTGGCATCGAAGTCTGTGTTACTTCTAGCAGTTGTGTAGTATAAGTTTGTGCCTTCACTTACTTGAGTTGTTGTTAATCCTGTTAGTTCACTACCATTACCTTTAACATACGCACCTTGAATGTTTGCTGTAGTTGTTATATTAGATTCAGATGTTGTTTCTTTTTGTAACTGTATAACATTTGCGGCTGAGAAAACAATCATTGGCTCATTTGATCTATCACTGTGATTGTTTATACCATACGCACCAATATATGCTGTTCTGAAAGTTGTGCCTGTAGCATTATACAATTGACTGCCTTGTTGAAGAACATTTCCATTTATAGTAATATTGGCACCACTACCGTATGTAAATGTGTCACTAGTAGCATCATATGATAAAGTAGAACCTCTTAAGGTATTATTGGCGGCTTTAAATAACAATGTATCACTTGTTGGTGTAGTATCAAATATTAAACCATTAATATTGGCTGACAAGCCTTGTATTTTAAAACTTCCGCCTGATAGACCAGTTCCGTCAAATAAAACGTCTATATTGTTATTACCAACTGAAGGAATAACTGAAAACACATTAGTTGCGTTTGATCTAACAGCAAAGTTACCGTCAGTGTTAGTGGCATGTCCACCTACGTCAATGTATACATTACCTTGACTGTTAAACTCATTAACGTTAGATTCAACTAATAAGGCTGGCGGGTGAGTCCATGTTGCTCTATCAACAGCATGACCTACAGCGAAATGTGAATTAGGTGTAGCACCACTTGGACGTAAGTCTACACCAACGTTAACGTTAGCGACAGAATCACCAAATGTTATTTTACCGCCATCAACAGCACTAACTATGTGCGTGTTGTCAGCCATTGTGATGTTACCTTGAGTAACTGTTTCGCCACTGACAGTTAGGTTGCCTATTGTGACATTTCCTGATACTGCTGATAATACTCTACTATTAGTATAATATAAATTTGTGCCTTCTGCTAAATCACTTGTACTTGCTGGTATATTGTAGAATGTGCTACCATCATTAGTGAATTGCCATTTATCTGTTGTTTCATTCCATCTTAAGAGTGTATTTGAGCCTGCTACAGGTCTATTTGCTATAATTTCTACTGTGGCATCAGTTGCCGCGTTAGCATTTAGTGTTATCTTTTGATCAGTAACATATAAATCAGTTACATTTTCGTAATTTAAATTACCAGCAATATCTAAGTTACCATTTATACTGAAAGGAGCATTTGTGGCATCTCCTAGATATGTAGTTATGGCACTATTGGCTCTACCTGTTGTAAAATATTGATTTGTTCCTTCAGGTAAGTTTGTTGTGTTAACTGTAGCACCACTTGTACTAAAGTATATGTTACTTGTACCTTGTGGCAAAGCATCTGTGTTAACTGCGGCACCACTTGTACTAAAATATACGTTACTATTACCTTGTGGCAAGTCATCTGTTGTTTTGCCTGTAAATAATGAGGCGGCATCGACACCAATTACGCCTGAACTTAGTGTTATAGGTGAAGTGTTTGAAAAATGTGCTCTTACTTCACTGGCACTTGGGCCTGTATATTCAAATGTACCTACACCATCGTAGGTTAAACTACCATCGCCACCTGAGTCATTTACACTTAACAGTCCTGTAATAAGATTTGCGTTAGCAATAGTGGCTACTTGACTTACAACTACATTGCTAGTTGTTTGTGCTACTGTTACTGTTAAATTATTGCTATCAACAGTTATATTTGGTGTAGTGGCCGTTACTGTTACGTTTGCCATATTATCTCCTTTATAATGTTAGTGCTGTATAGCCTGCTGAATCACTTGGTTTACCTATACCTCTATCTGGTGAATATCTTTGTATAAGTGCCCATCTGTGTTCTTCAGTTGTGTTAGGTGTTGCTCCTGTATCTGTCCATTTTACACTAACTACCGTTATAGGAGTTTCTGTTCTACTGTCTGGTATTACGTTTCCTGCGTATAAGTTGCCTGGTATGGTTATGTCAACTGTGCCTGCTGAGGCACTAACAACATTTACGTTACCACCACCAATCTCAGCATTAGCAAAACTGCCAATCACTGTTGATTCTGTGAAGTTTGGTAAATTTGTTGTACGATCGTACGTTAATTTGTCTACTACGAGTGTTTGTTGACTTAATTCAAATGAATATGAGGCAATGTTTGCGCCATAATCGTATCTAAATGTTTTTGCTGTGTCTTTGAAAACTTCTTCGACTTGGACATTATCTGCCCCGCCTATATAGTTTTTGAAGGATAATAATCTTCCGCTCATGCTCTACTCCTGAAGGGTATTCCTATATCACTGAGGCAATATAGGCATTTTGTTTAAAATGTATTTATCTTATTATGCTGGAGGAGTAGGCCAAACAACATCAAATAGGTCCGTTACATCTGGTTGATTGACTGGCACATCTCTCAATGCTTGTCTGTATGTTTGCCATTCTGCTTTCTTACTATCTGATAAAGGTGAATCAGGCCCTACTGTCCAGTCACATGCTGTTAGCATAATGTTACGTCTTTGTCTTACTAATGCTATAACAGGTACTTGATTTTGATTGTGTAGTATCACAGGAGGATCTTGGCTAATATCTACTTTACAACCTTCTGGATGACATTTTCCTGCCATGTATGTTGTTCCAGGATTTACACTACATAGTTTTTGTACTTTTGCTTCATTTCCTATATAGTCATGATCTACTATTTGACCTGTAGCACTTTTGTAAACAATCCAGTTACCCATTATTCTATCTCTCCTTTATTGATACGCAACATGTCATATTTCATGTTTTTGAATCCTACTGTATTTGGAGAACCCCCTACATTTGCTAGTGTATTGTATCCTTCTAATCTTATTCTAGCACCAACCATATCATCTGTGACTTCAAATTCACCTTGACTGTTTATAACACTAGGTATATGTTGAAAGTTTTGATAACCTTGTCCATTACTCACATAGTTATTAATTGTTTCATTGTTAGCAAAGTCTACATCAATACCAAATCTTATACCATAGTCTGCCGCACCTGTACCTGGTAATTCACCTAATGGTGTGGCATTTGTAAGTACAGTATACTTGCCATTTTCTATGTTTGCTAAATCTACTGGTACTGTGGGTGCTATGTTGGCAAATACTGCTGTATTGGCTGTTAAATTTGTGTTAGCCGCTGGTGCTGTGTCTACTTGTCCACCTGCTCCAAAGTCTGCTATCATTTCTTTGTCGATTATACCACCAAAGTTTGATGTATTTGCTCTTAAGTTTGCGTTTCCTGTGATGTTTTGTGTAGCATTTAACACTTGCGGTATTGTACCACTGCCATCTACGCCTGCTACTTGGAAAGTTAAATCATTTGCTGGTGTTTGTCCACGTAATGTATTACCTGTTACAGTTATTACATCTGCGTTTGCGTAACCTGTACCACCTGACAGTACATATACGTTAGCATACGCAAAAGGAAAATTCTCATTTGCTCTTACTATAAATGTAGCATTACTACCACTACCTGATGTACTGGTTTGTGATACATTAAAGAAAAAATTAGACAATGTTCCAGGTGGTATAATTGGTGGTGGTGTATCTATTGGTGGTATATCTATTGGATCATCTTCTTCTGGTGTTTCTACAACTACTGGTTCCACGTAGATGCTGTCATCATATTCTAGCAGTATCAAACTACAGTTAATCATGCCTTCTTGACTTAATGATTCTGTATTCTTCATTACTCTAAACAATCGATCAGAGAAACCATAGTCTGTGTTGTTTAGTTTTACTACATCACCTGCGTCTATTTGTAATCCTGAGAAATCAGTAGTACACTCAACTACCATTGCTTTTCTACTTTGATTTAGATCAATGTTCCCTAGTTGTTCTGCGTGTATGTTATTGTTAACCAACTCTGCTCTGTAATCTAAATTGTTGTCTGGTTCGCCTGTGTTACGATCTCCACTAGGTGTTTCTATAACAACTGTATTTGTTTGATCCTTTCTGTTTTTATCAGCAAATTCAACTGTTACACTATTAAGTTGTTGATATAATTCTGTACTTGATATCGATATTTTGCCTACTAAATTGTCATCATTAAGTACAAATGCTGAACTTAATTCACTAGTGCTGTAAGGTCTGTTAGGAACTGCTTTAAACTTGCCTTGTTTGCCATCAAATGTAAAGTATGTGCTACTGTTTTTACATATTTTATCTATGTTATCCATACAACTGTCAAATGTGCTTAAATAACCATTAATTTGAAATCTAGCAATATTGGCACTGACATTTGCTGTATTTGTATAATTCACTAATTCATCGCAATACCCTTTCATTTGTGTATTTGCTGTACCAAGTATACTTGTGATGTCTATATCAGCATTGGCAAGTCCTGCGCCATAACGATTGTTAGTCATGTAATCAAATAACACTTCGCCTGGATTATTCATGCTGTTAGTTATATCAAAACTCATTGCGCCTAAACCTGTGAGACTGTTTTCAGCATCATAATCTACTTCAATCATGGCAAAGACAAGTCCTTCCATACTGTAAGCAGTAGTGTTAGTCCAGTGTCTCATCATTGTAGTGGCATCTACTTTTGTACCTGTTGGTGGAAATATTTGATTGGTGGAGGCTGTACCGCCAGCATATACTCTTATACGAATTTTGTTTGCCCAATCTTCTGAGGTTGTGGCATTTGGGTCATATTTACTGATAACATTAGCACCACTAAAGTTTAATCTAGCATCACCCCAGTATATTTGATTAACTGTATATGTTTGACCTTGTACAAATTCACTCATTGTGATACAGTAGTTCATTGTGTCATTACTGTTTGTTATAGCCACATCTGTGATAGGTCCACTCATGAAGTTACGCCCATAGGCGATTCCTATCTTGTTATCCGTGGCGGGAGGCACCTGTACTTTACTGCCATTCCCTCTACCGCCTATTTCAGGTACATC